TGTGCTTGAGAACTTAGATAAGATCCCTACTGAACAAGGTGGAGATCTTTATTTAATTAATGGCAATATGCTCCCACTTGGTGATGCGGGAGCTTATGCATATAAAAATAAGAAGGAGGAAAATGCCGATGAACAAGTTTTGGAATTGGATAAACCAAACAGAAACGGAAGTGGCCGAAAGAGTCCTGGTACTTAACGGAACAATCGCTGAGGAGTCATGGTTTGATGACGATATTACTCCACGAATGTTCAAAGAAGAACTCGGTAATGGAACTGGTCCTATTACTATTTGGATCAATAGTCCAGGCGGTGACTGTATTGCAGCTAGTCAGATTTATTCAATGCTCATGGATTACAAAAGTCCTATCACTGTCAAGATTGATGGAATTGCAGCTAGTGCAGCTTCAGTTATTGCAATGGCTGGTACAAAAGTACTTATGAGTCCTACAGCCCTTATGATGATTCACAATCCGTCAACTGCAGCATTTGGTGACCATAAAGATATGGCTAAGGCTATTGAACTACTTGATGAAGTTAAAGAATCAATCATCAATGCCTATGAAATTAAAACAAATCAAACAAGAACTGTTTTAAGTCACCTAATGGATTCAGAAACATGGATGAATGCAAAAAAAGCGATTGAATTGGGATTTGCTGATGCGATTTTAGAAGATACAAAAAAGATGATTGCAGCAGAAAGTTTTCAGTTTTCTACTCGTGAGTTTGAAAATCATCTACTTAACAAGATAGTAGATAAGGTGAGACCTACACCTATAAAAGAAGGTCGTAAAGTCACTGAGCTTAAAAATGAGCTCAATAAAATCAAAAAATATATTTAATGGAGGAAAAGAAAAATGACTATTATTGAATTACGTGAAAAACGTGCAAAAACCTGGAGTGCAATGGAAACATTCCTTGACTCTCATAGAAATGAGAAAGGTGTACTTAATATGGAAGACGATGTTATGTACTCTAAAATGGAAAAAGATCTTGATGATCTTACTAATGAAATTAAACGTCTTGAAAGAAAAGATATGATTGAATCGGAACTTAATAAGCCTGTTTCAAATCCTATCACTGCAAAACCAATGACATCTGATAAAGAAGATGAAAAAACTGGTCGTGCATCTAATGCGTATAAGAAGAGTTTCTGGAACGTAATGAGAAACAAGCATTCTAATACTCAAATTCTGAATGCATTACAAGAAGGAACAGACTCTGAAGGCGGTTTCCTTGTACCAGATGAATTTGAACATACTCTTATTGAGTCACTTGAAGAAGAAAACATCTTCAGAAAACTTGCTCATGTCATTACAACTTCAACTGGCGATAGAAAAATCCCTGTTGTAGCTTCTAAAGGTAGTGCTTCTTGGGTAGATGAAGAAGGAACAATTAATGATAGCGATGATGCATTCACTCAAGTTTCAATCGGTGCATACAAGCTTGGGACTCTTATTAAAGTTTCTAACGAACTATTGAATGACTCTGTATTTAATCTTGAAGCATACATTTCTAAAGAATTCGGTAGAAGAATCGGTACTAAAGAAGAAGATGCTTTCTTCAATGGTAATGGTGTAGGTAAGCCAGTCGGTATCTTTAATGCAACAGGCGGTGCTCAAACTGGTATTACTACAGCTAGTGCAACTGATTCTGCGAATGTATTCAGTTGCTTTTTCATCGCATTTGCCAGCACCATTTAAAATCAATTCTGAAAACCCACTAATCGTTGTAATTGGTGTTTTCAATTCATGAGATGCATTGACAATAAATTCGGCTTTTATTTCATCATTTTTACGCTCTTCAGTGACATCAATAATGGAAATAAATAAAAGCGATGACTCTTGCGTGCTTTGATCCCACTTGCTCATTAAGTATGTCAATACAAACGAGTAAACTTTACCCGTTTTCTCATTATAATAATCAAAATATTCATCTTTACGACACAATAAACTATGATTTATTTTTTCAATATAAAGCACTATATTGATACGCTCCTAAAGAAACCCAAAGCTTTAAAAAATTCATATGCATTGAAACAGGCTCCAGAAATCTTACAAACCATCTATACCAAGTATTTTAGCACAAAGCCGAGGGAATTTCTACACTTTTTAATGGATACTGATGCATTTAATGATGATCTTTATGAACTTGGTATCGAGATGGGAGTCATCAAGAAATCGAAATATCGACGAACCATTGAATACTTGAATAGAAAGGATTATAGCGACATCGATAAAACAAGTATTAAACAACTGGCTTATGCTTCCAACGTGTTTGGTCAGGAGGGTGTATCTGATGAATAATATTGAAAAATTAGCGAATCGATTACGGCTACCCTATATTAAAAATAACTACTTAGAAGCGATTAACGAAGCAATGAGTAGGCAATATAGTTACGAACAGTTTTTAGAATATCTATTAATTAAGGAAAATGAAGCAAGAGATCAAAACGGTATAAATAGAAGGATAAAAGCAGCTAAGTTTCCATATTTAAAATATCTATTAGATTTGAAATATGATGCCTTTCCTCTTGAAATCTCAAATAAGATTAGAGAACTTCAAAGCTTAAGTTTTATACATCAAGGAAGAAATGTCATATTGGTGGGTAATCCTGGTGTGGGAAAAACCCACACTTCTATTGGATTAGGTATTAAAGCATGTATGGAGGGTATGAATGTTTTATACATCACTGTACCCAACTTGATTACTGAATTAAAGGAAAGTATGACATTGAATCAATTAACTAACTATAAGAAACGATTCATTAATTACGATTTAGTAATATTGGATGAACTTGGTTATATCTCTTTTGATAAACAAGGTAGTGAATTACTATTTAATCTATTATCAATGAGAAATGAAACGAAATCAATTATCATTACAACCAATTTAACTTTTAATAGATGGCAAGAAATCTTTAATGACCCAACCTTAACAGCAGCGATGGTGGATAGATTAACTCATAAAGCTCATGTAATAAATATCAAAGGAGATTCGTATAGGCTTAAAGAAACGAAAGATTGGCTAAATTGTTAGGTGGTCAATTTCAAATGGCTGTTTTTACTAAAAACTGGTCAATTTCATTTTACCATATACAAAAACGCTCGCTTTTTTATCAATTTCGTTTTTATCACTGTTATAGTTGCAGTTAGTTATTTAATTAACCATTACTGATTTATATTTTTTGCTTTATTTTATCGAAAAAGAAAAGACTATCGCAAGTTTTTGGCTTGCGATAGCCCAATCGGGTTAGATTTATACTGCAAATTCGTAAGTGGTCGTTATCGTTGAGTTAGCCGTTTGATAGGTAATAACGATTTTGCTTAATGCCGTTTCTGTGTATTCAACGGTGACTTTCATATTCTGAACATTTACCGTCGAACCGTAAAAACTTGAAGGTGAGTCTACATCCGCAGACAAGGAATTGCCTTGCGTAGTCACATTCTTGAAATTTCTTTCAGCAAAACTAAAATTACCTTTCAACTCGTCGTATGAAGGAAGAGTTACTCCTTCACCATCCAACTCGGTTACTTTACCATCAACGATTTTTGCATATCCTGTGTGAGTGGTTTTGTATTCGGGAGATATTCCTGTGAGATCTCCGTTCGAGGGCAACATATTCAACTGCTCTACGCTGTAACTTACATTACTCTGCGTTAGTGTGTAATTTGCAGATAACTGTATGTCACCTGTAACCGTTACAATTGAAAGTTTGATTTGCTGATAATTAAGATCTGCGAAATCATCAAGCTTATCATAAATTGTTTCTGTTACAGGAGGTGGAGGCGTAGGTTCGGGATCTTTTTTTGATTCCGAACATGCCGTCATGCACATAAAGAGTGCGAAGGATAATATTAACGCTATTATTGACTTTTTCATTATCTTATGCCTCCTTATTTAATCCAAAATTTCTTTTTGAGCAAGAACCAAAGTGCCGCCAAGAATGTGAAGCTTGCAGAAATCGGAATGAACGCAATTTCTGTTGCATTCTCAAGCTCGGTATTCGCCATTTCAGCCTTAGAGTTGTATGCATTGATCGCCGCCTGAAGAACAAGGAATTCTTCGTTAGCTTCCTGCTTTTCTTCCTCTGTCAGCTTCGAATAGAGCTGCAATGCAGAATAGAGTTCACTATAAGTATTCTCCGCGGACTCGCTATCCGACAA